TCCTATCTGAATGTGAAAAAGTTTCTTGTATCTTTAATACTGAATGTGTAATATCTTCTCGTTTCTTCATAGATAGCTCCTTGTTAAGTTTGATCTATCTATTATTTAGATACGAAAAAGTCATTTTTCTTGGTTTTCTAGTAATTCGCGTATACGCATAACTTTATCCAAAAGTGAAAGTGCGAGCAAATCAAATTTAACGTGTCCTAGAGCTTCTAAATCTGCCATTTCTAGTCCAGCTATTTTTTCTTTGCCACTTTTTTGGTTTGCCATAGGGCAAACCTTATATAATTCACCTGCTGAAATAACAACTCCAGCAGCATGTTTTCCTTGTGTCTTAAACGTTCCTTCTATATCAATAGCTTGTTGAAAAAACTCGCTATAATCACCGTGTAAATTACCATTTTTGTCTATATGACAATAGTCTCTTAGGTCATCTGCATTATTGATTAATGCCCATCTTATAATTGATCTATCTTCATCATCCATTTCTGCTAGTTGATCTGAAATTGCAGCTTCATCTGGAATGAACTTTGTAATCTCGTTCATCTCACTGAACCCACAAGCAGCGTTTACTCGAAGCACTTCTTTTATAGCACTTCTACCCTGTAGGCGTCCAAATGTTAACATTTGACTGACATTGTTTGGCCCATATTTATCTTTTAAATATTCAATAGTGCTGTCACGTTTATTCGCTGGAACATCCATATCAATATCTGGTAAAGAAACGCTTCCAGCTATAATATAAGCAGACTTTTTTACATTTAATTCATCTACCTTGTCTAGAACCCACATAACATAACTATTACTAGTATTTTCTTTATTTAAAGAAACATTTTTTACTAAGTATTTATAGTAATCAAATACAGTGCTGTTATTGAGAGTATCTAATTCATCTAGAAAATATTGAGAATCTTTAATCTCATTAAGTCTATCATAATTTATATCACCTAATGAACTTAATAATTTTTCCATTTTCTATCCAATCTATGAATTAACTTTACTGTTTCCTAAAAGAATTTAGACTATATTCCTCAAAACTTATTGAAGTTGGAATATTTCTTCCGTCAGAATAAAACCGTTCAAATAAAAGATCAAATTCAATCGGATCGACTTGTGTAACTCCAATCAAATAGGAAATCAAACAGCCCGCAGCACTTCCTCTGCCCGGTCCCGTTAGACATCCCTCTGACTGAACATGCTTGATTATATCTTGAACTATCAAGAAATATCCAAACAGATTTGCCTTTTTAATAACTTCAAACTCTTTATTGAATCTATCAAGATATTTTTTCTTTGATTCTTCATTATCTATTTTATTTGTACCAATTAGTAAATTACGCCACCCAACACGGCATAATTCTTTTAGATATTCCTCTTCAGATTCATTATTTGGAGTTGGAAATCTTGGAAGCATTGGTTGATTTAATATGTTATAATGCTCACACTTATTATGAATCTCCTCTAAAGACTTGCACCCTTCAATGTCATTTATTAGAATTTGTGATGATTCATTTTGATCTGGAATGTAAAAGGTATCGCTTTCAAAAAAAACTTGATTGTCAATAGTTTTACCAGACTTAATTGCTGTATTAATTTTTGGCAATGTTGTTTTCATAGCCGAGCAAAGCAATACCCTATGCAATACAGCGTCTTTTTTTTCTACATAATAGCTTTCTTCAAATGCTTCTGATTTTGTATAAAAATCCGCACCTTGAATTGGAGACTTTGATTCATCTTTCGCGACGCACAATAGATTGCCGTGATTAGCAATTTTTGTTAGCGCTGAATAATCAAAGTTGAGATCGTCATCTAACAATGACACGATCTGTATCAGGTCTAGCCAGCCTGATTTATTTTTAGCGAAAAGAGTAAATCCATCAAATGTACAACCAATTATTGGTTTTATTCCATTTTCTGTACAGGCTTTATAGAAAGCCACAACTCCAGAAATAGATTTGTAATCAGCTATGCCGCAAGCTAAATAGCCGTTTTGCTTACATTTTTTAGCGAGTTGTTCTGGCTTTGAAAAAGCCCGCTGTAACGAATAGTGAGTATAATTCAATAGTGGAAAATACTTCATAAGTTCCTCAATACAAAAATTCAAAAAACATGGCAGCGAGAACGCTGCCAATGTATATTATAGCCTCATGAAGAGGTTTTTACAAGCAAAAACTTAATTTCAAATCAATTCTTTGATAATAGCTCCGCCGTTTGCAATTTTCATTGGTCGACCACTTTTTGTAGTATGACTTTTACTCATATCTAATCCTAAAGCTGAACAAATGGTTGCAATCAAGTCTTCTGCCATGTATGACTTTCCATTTTTTACTAATTTTCCATTTTCAGATGTTTCACCAATAGCTTGACCACCATTGATTAAACCTCCAGAAACAAAAGCGCTCCAAGTTGCCGCCCAATGGTCTCGACCAGCATTTTGATTTATACGTGGAGTTCTACCAAATTCTCCCATCATGACTATAGCAACATTATCCCAAAGATTAACACGTTTCAAATCATTGATTAAAGTTGAAACAACCATATCCAGCTCTGGAAGTTTTGTTGTTAAAGTTTCATGAGTATCTTGATGTAAATCCCATCCACCAAAACCAATTTCAACAAATGGAACACCAACCTGAATTAATCTTCGTGCCATCAGGGCGCTTCTTCCAAATCCAGTGTTTCCATATGCCGCTAAGATTTCTGGAGATTCTTTATCAAGTTTCGTAGCATCCATCTGTGGGCTTGTGTTAAGTTTTAAAGTTCTTTCATACAGATTTTTGTGATCTAGTGGAATTGTACCACGGTTTGAATTGATAAAATTATTTTCTATTAATCCAAGCATGTCAAGTTTTCCTCTTGACATATTTCCACCAAGATTTTGAACTTGTCCATTAGAATTTAAAACAAATGGATTATAGGCAGCCCCAAGAAATCCACCTCCAACACTTCCCGTATTTATAGAAAAGAATGGAGGAATTTCTAATTCTTTTACTTTTGATCCAATTTCATACGCAACAACTGATCCCAAAGATGGGTGAATAACCGTTGGAGATGGAATGAATCCAGTGTGAAGATAATAATCTCCACGCATGTGATCTCCCTCTCTCGTTGACATTGTTCTTACAATAGAAAAATCTTTTCCAAGTTTAGCGAGTTGCGGCATATGTTCGCTGATTTGAAAATCTCCAGCGGTGCTTATCGCCTTGTGTGGCCCACCCTCTTCTGTTCCCGGTTTAAGATCCCACATATCAATAGTTGGGGGACCGCCTCCGAGCCAGATAAGAATGGCTGCTTTTTGGTCTTTACGTAATTGAGATGAATTTTTAATAATATTTTGACCAAAAGCATATGAAGTATATGCTACGGAGGCAAGCCCACCAACATGTTGTAAGAAATGTCGTCTTTCCATTTTATTTTTCCTAACGTTTAAACTTGTAGAGTCAAGAAGTTATCGATTCCCATATCCTGAATTAGTCTCAGCATACCCTCGAATTCTTTTATACCATCATCACTGCCTTTTAGCAAGGGAACAGTTACTATATTTGCAGTTATTTCATCTAAAACCTCGCGAGCGGCAAATATAATTGCTCGTTCTGTTTGAGCTGCAAGCCTAACGCCCTCTAGATTAAATTCAATAATAGCTTTGATATCATGCCTTTTCCAAACTCTTGGCGTTACAGTGATTGGTTGATAATCCTGATCGAAAAATTCCAATCTATCAATAACGACCATAGCATGTTCATGTTCTTCTTCGGAATAGCCTTTAAATAACTCTGCCAGCTTTTTATATCCCCATCTCTCAAGGTGTACTGCTTGTGAAGATAACTCTATTGTTTGTTGCCAATGTATATTCATTGACCTTTTAAGTAGGTCTACCACAGAAACAGACGAGTATCCCTCAACATTTTGAGCTTTTGATTTATTTTTTAGTAGATTCTCTATTGATTCTGACATTTGTTTTCCTTTAAAAATTATAAGTTATGAATATATTAATTACCAAGCTCTGCAAGCCCAATATCTTGCTTTCCATCTTGGTCCGGGGTCTGTATCGCAATGGTGTCTAGCTCGAAAAGACTTTCTATGTTCAGGAAGATATTTCTTTATCTTCATGTTTGGGTCTCCAAAATTTACTTTAACAACATTACCCTTATCATTTTTAACGTATACACTAAACTTTTTTGGGCCATCTGGAGTTCTGAATGGTTTTCCAAGTTTTACTTTTCGACCTTGGTATTCAGAGGCTTCACTTTCAGTTAGAATTAAAAATCTTCCGTCTTTTTTGTATATGCCCTTGCGTTTATATTCATAAACCTGTCCAGTTTTTGGATCTTGATATTTATAGGAACCAACAACCGGTCCACCAACAATCCACGCATCACAAGTTCTTGTTCCAGCGCACTTGAAGTCAAACAATTCACAATAACCAAGGTTTGCTTGGTCAATTATATCTTCAGCATATCCGCCGTCTTGATCTGGATCTATACCATTCTTTATACAATCTAACATTTCTTTTGTTTGTATAAAAGCTGAGCATCCGGCACACCTCATGGTTTTTGCTTCATCTGTAATAACATTGAATAGCTCTGCTTTTTTTTGCCAGAATTCTTTATTTGGTAGATCGGGATTTGCCGGGCCATAGTTAGCATGATCTACACAATTTTTTCTATTTTTTAGGTTAACATCAATATTTTGAGTAGCTTCTGGACATTCGTCAGTTGTTTCTGACTGAGCTTTTTTCCAAGATTTTTGATCTGGACGATCAGGATCTCCGGGTTTTGCTGGCTTATATTTTTTACCTTCACGCTGTTTCTTTTTGCGAATATTTTCCCATAATCCGGGCTTTTCAGCGGCGACATCCCACTCTTCTACTTCAGAGTCTTCATAGTAAACTTCTTCTGGGGATACATATTCCTCTTCATATGGGATATATAGATTGTCTTCGTCAACATCTTCTTCGCTTCCATAAGACTCAAAATATACCTGAAAATCAGCAGCTTCTACATAGTCAATTCCATCGCAAGCTCTGCTCATACATACAGCTACTCGCTGCTTATTGTCTTTAAAATCCTTTTGGATGTTTGGATCGCCCATACATCTAGACATAAATTTATTTTTATCTTCATCTTTTTTTCTTGATGGAAGAGGCATAATAATAACTCCTATGTTATTCTTTTATTCCAAGTTTTTGTTTTGTTGCTTGAGGTATGGCGGCAACAAAATCCGAACCTTTACGTTTGCAAAAATCATACAACTTTTTAATAAATGCTTCATATGTCATATTTCCGCTCATTCTGCCGAAGTTGCTAATAGCATCTTTCACATCTGCTGGACTAACAATGGGGAATTTTCTTTCTTTTGGAAATAAGAAATCGGTGTCTTTTAGATCTGATCTTTTCTTACCTTTAAAAGTGCTTTGATAAGCTAGCATTTTTTCAAAATCTTTAGATATTTCTTTCATTATTTCTCCAGTCTAAATAATAATTTCTTTTATAACTTCACCAAAATCTACAATTTCAATTGGGCGGTCGCCCGGAGCCATAAGTTCTTTATCGGCATTTATTCCCAATTGATGATATATTGTTGTTGCCCAGTGTGGAATTTCTACGGGGTTTTCCTCTGGCTCAGAACAAATAGCGTTAGATGAGCCATATGTAATTCCGCCTTTTATTCCTCCGCCAGCCAAAATAGAACTAAATACTTTGGGCCAATGGTCTCTACCAGCAGTTCCATTTATTTTTGGAGTTCTTCCAAACTCAGACACGACGCAAACTAGTGTAGAGTCAAGCAATCCTCTTTCTGAGAGGTCAGAAATTAAAGTGGCAAAACCTTGATCAAAAGCTGGCATTTGATTACTAATTCCATTAGCAATCCCATCGTGCATATCCCATCCTCCATATGTCATTGTAATAAATCTCGCGCCAGCTTCGACGAGTCTACGAGACAACAACATTCGCGCTCCAGCAGTATTTTTACCGTATCGTTCTCTTGTTTCTGGGGATTCTTTATCTAGTTTAAATGCTTCTTGCGCATTTGGGTTTGAAACTAATTCATAAGCCTTGTCATAAAAGCTGTTCATAGCTTTAACATTATCGGCATTTTTATTTCGACTTACAAAGTCTTTATTTACAATATCTAGTACATTGCGGCGTGTTGCAAATCTAGACTCTTCAATTTCACTCTTTAGGTCTCTAACTTTGAATCCATCCGTCGCGGGATCGGAACCTAAGCTAAAAGCTCCATAAGAAGTGCTTAAATATCCAGTCCCAGCAAATTCATTGGGTTGGTTTGGAATGCAAATATATGCTGGAACACTATTTCTTGATCCAAACTCATGCGTTATAACAGCACCCATAGAAGGATAGCTTAACGCTGGGCTTGGACGATATCCAGTAAATATATTATGAGTTCCTCGTTCGTGTGCAGCTTCTCCGTGAGTCATGCTGCGAATAATAGCTATTTTATCTGTGACGCTAGCAGTTTTTACCAACTTTTCATTGAGTAATGTTCCGGGGACATTTGTTTTAATGCTACTCATCGCCCCTCTGTACTCAATGGGAGCCATAGGTTTTGGGTCAAAACTTTCTTGAGCGGCTACTCCTCCGGGCAAGTATATAAATATAACACTTTTAGCTGGACCCTCAATGCTGTCAAAATTCTTTATATCAGCAAATAAATTGGGAGCCATTAGGCTCAATAATCCAGCCTTGAATAAACTTCGTCTTCCAATATGGATATCAAACATATAATCTCCTATCATATTAATGATAATTATCTCACATTTGGATAATATCTATTTGGAACTTCTCTATTCTGTGTAGCGTCTTTTCTCTGAGTAGTCTGAATTGGCTGTTGCTCGCTCTGCTTTGGCTGTTGCTCATTCTGCTTTGGCTGTTGCTCGCTCTGCTTTAGCTTTTCCTCATTCTGTTTTGGCTTTTCTACGGTTGGAATAAATTCTAAGTTTACCTTTATACTTTCAGTTGCATTTTTACAATTTTCGCTGCCTCCATTGAAATAATGGACGGTCAAACAAAACGACAGACATACAAAAAATCCTAAACAAAAATCTTTCATAATTAATAATTTCCTATCCGGGCGCTTCATAAAACCCAATATTAAATCCGGGACGTGTACAATTCTCAATTGTTTTTTCCATTCCCTCCTTTTTTAAGGTGTTCTCTATATATATACACATTTTTTCATTTGTTTCAGGCCAATTATTCTTACAGAAGTGACACAAATATTTGCATTTCCAGTGAGATCTTGTTGAATCAAGAACTGTTGGAGATGTATTATTTTGTATTTCTTTGAATCTAGATTTTAGTTTTTCTAGAAATCTTTTTTCATCCTCTGGACCAAAACACACGCTAAAGGGCTTAGGATCAACCTCTCCCTCTTTATCCTTGTAGAAAAAGATGCTCATAATTCTATTTGGAAATTGTGGATAAAGTTTTGAAATTGCATAAAAATACAACAATAACTGTGCATCATCCTCTAGTTTTTTATAATCTTTTACTTCTCCAGTGTTCCAATCTATGCGGCGACCAGTTTTCCAGTCTATTACTTCTATTGTATCATGGCTAACAAGAGTTGTCAAGTCAATTGTGCCCTTTATTGCCAATTGACCCTTTACCATTTCCCCATTGATTTCATATTCAAATTTTGCCCAATCTTCTTCAATTGGAATGTCAAAGTGAGCTTCTGGGTGGTAAATCTCTCTGAGGCGTGGGTCAAACTGCCCGTTATTGAATGAAGTAAATGTTTGTACGGTTTGCGCCACAGACTTTTTGTCGCCTTTTGTGAATTTATGCTTAGATTTGGCGCTATAAGCATCTACACTTAAATCAACGAGTGTATCAATTAGGTTGCTTGTTAGCAGTTCATTTTTGTTAATTTTTACTAAACCAACAGCGTCGTCATTTACCTCTAAGTATTCTTCAGTAAGATTATCTTGTTGATATTTTTTTAATCCTGCTAATATTTCCATTACCTTATGGGCCATTGTGCCCAGATCTGCCTTTTTTCCAGAGTCTGATGTATGTCCCAAAACATAAGTAATAAAATACTGCATTTGACAGTATTCATAATTATTGTAAGACGAGGAGCGTATGTAAGTACATATCATTTATCACCACTATTCCCTAATAAGACATTTAATTTCGCTATATTACTATAGATTGATAGAAAAGATTTAGACTGTTACACAACTTACTTATATCTCCAGTGTTGTCAATTATTAAAGAAAACTTAGATTGATCAAAATTTTCTGGATCAATTGCTTTTTCACTTTCGTGAGAGTCTATATTTGAATTTCTATTCAATTTTATTACATATCCACCATTCGCTAATATAGCATTAACTTCGTTTGGAAATCTTACATCGGCGATAATGGCCAACTTACTTCTTTCGCGATTGATCCTCTTGATGGTATTTTGCACCCAAATATCCGGCAAAATTTTTCGCATAACATTTGTGCCAAAATATTGCATAAACTCGCGAGCAGTCATTTTACCCGCGCTGTGATGCACAAATCCAAGTTCACTTGGGTCTGTATTACCATTCTCAAAATCAAGTTTGTCAACATAAACGCCCGGCATATTTTCCCATAGTAAATGTTCCTGCAACTGATTTTTTTGTTCATCAGTTCCATATAAACATTCATTGGGAATATCAAATAATTCTACACACATCCATTTCAAAGCGTCTGCGAAACTATATAGCTTTACATAAGGCCACATATTTTCTTCGGCATAATCTGTGAAAGCTACATCTTTTCTTCCTATGTCGAATTCTCCCCATCCAACCTGTCCAGTGGAAACCGATGTCTCGACTAAAAGTTGTCCACTTTTATTTAATGTAAAATCTTTTACTGCTCCAATTTCTTTTAACATTTTACCGTGAAAAAAATTAGCAGATGTATTTTTACCAGATTGTTTTTTACCAGCAATGCCAATGATAGTTGTCATTTTAATAAAGCTCCTAGCTTAATAATATTTTCTGAAAATTGTACTTTGTTCTAATCTTCCAATCTTGATACCAATGATGTATATTTTCTGTTGCTTGATAAACTCCACGTTTTATAATATCATTATATACTTTTGGTAAATCTTCCCATCGTTTTATTCTTGGTATTGGAGAATCATATCCATAAATTCTATTATGGTATTCAAAATCAAAATATTCTACAATGACTGGTATAGATTTAGATTCAAGTATTTCACACATTCTGAATACTTCTGGATGACATCCTCCCATTGGACATGGGCATATAACTGTTTTTGAATAAACTTGTGATTGCTTATCTACTGTAATTATATCTTCTGATAGCCATCCAGAAGTTTTATGCACATAGCAATCTCCCATTTTTTCCATAATATCAATTACTTTTGGTCTATCATTTTTAGGGTTTCCAATAAATGCTGTTTTGTATGTTTTAACATTTTCTATAATAGATGCGTTATTTAAAAATCCATTTTGCCAGAAAATTGGTAAATGAGTAACAATATCACAATCAAACATTGGATTCCAATAATTCCTAAATACATGGCTAGCATTTCCATAGTAGTGCTTAGTTTCATTTATAGTATCTGAAAAATTTTTTAACTGTGGATAAAACGCCCAATCCCATTCGTTTGACATATGAAATAGAATATATTCACAGTTTAATTGCTTTACAAAGTCATCTATATACTTGGGAACAAATTCATTTAATGATGAATATATAATTAATGTTTTATTATTAAAAGTTTTAGGATCGTCATTAATGTTTCTTTTATTATAATGAAAATCTTTTAAAAGATAGTCAAATGTAGATTCATACTCAAATGCTTTTTCATTCTCTGTAAAAATTACATCAATCATTAATACATTCCCTTTAAGTCTTTTAATATATTCTTTTGTATATATTCAACAGATGTGTCTCCAACGTCTTTCTTGTGAAGATTTGGAAATCTCAACGTGAACATTCTATTAAACCATCTCATAATTTTAATCTTAGATTCTCTGCCAGCCTGATCGTTGTCTGTTAAAATTATTAATGTTGTTATTCCGCTTTCAAGTAGAATATCTTTTTGCTTATTAGAAATTTCTTTTCCAAATAGGCCAACGCAATTTTCAACTCCAGCTTCATACATTCTCCAAACATCTCCTTGGCCTTCAACTATAAATAGACATCGTTTTAATAAAGCCTTATCAACTGCTCGATGATAGTTGTAAAAATAATTTTCTTTCCTGAATCCACGAGATATTAAAAATTTAGGAAGTATATAGTCTTTTGTGGCCCTTGCTATATAAGCTACTTTTTCACCGTGACTGGAGTGTATTGGAATAATCGCCCTGTTACTTAAATGAGAATATTTGTCGTTGCAATCTTGAACCTCAAAATGCTCTAAGGTTTCTTTTTTAAAACCTCTTGATTGAAAATATTGAGATGTGACTCCCGTTGGAGTGTCAAAAAATTCTTCAGTATATTCTACGTCTTGTTTTTTAAAAATCTTTACAAGTTTAGAAAATTCATCTTCTTGATGTAAGTCTTTATTAGTGGCGACTGTTAATGAGTTGTCTTTGCTAGAGTTTAAATCATAAACTTTACAAATATGACTCAATGCTTCAGAAAATTTATCTGTATGAAGACACCCTTTTACAAACCCAAAAATATCTGTTGTATAATGTTCATGACAGCCCCTAGTCCAACATCTCCACGTCCTTTTTGATGAAGAAATAGACAGCGCATTCCTGTTATTGCTTTCCTCATGAATCGGGCACTTCATGAAGATATTATCCCCATCTTGAGTATATTCCAATTCAAAACTGTCTAATAACGGAATAATGTCCTCAAAAATAATATCCTTTACTTTATTAAGGTTTAGCTTATTCTTCGTCAAAGGGCGCTTCTGAACCATCAATAGCTCCGTTATTCAGTTTACTTGTTAAGAACTCATCTCTACTCTTTAGCTCAATTAATTTCGAGTGCGAACCAATCATGTTCATATTTATATAATTTCCATCCATTAATCCCGGACCATGCCTAGCTTTTAATGTTACAATTTTTCTGTTTCCACCTGTTGGGCCATCTTCAGCGAGTTCTTCTTCTGACTTTAATTTAAATATAGAAAACGACGTACAGAGCCAAATAAGCCTATCAGAACCGCTAACTGCATCAGTAGACTCTTTAGTTATTCCATCTCTATTCAACTGAACAAAAGATAAACATGGAAAATCATACTTTACAGCAAGGTTATGAAGATTTGTAATCTGAAAACCCAATGCTTGGTATTCTTGGATATTATTTGTGATTGAATTAGATGACATCAATTTTAAATAATCGTAAACAACTAAACAGTCGTTTGTTCTACCGTTTTCATCTTGACCAACTTCACGCAAGATCCATCTTTTGATTGTGTTTAATATTGTTTCAAACGGAGCGCCAGCAACACTAACGTATGTATATGGAATGTCTCTTACTTCTTCTATGGCCTGTTTGACTTTTATAACTTTTTCGTCGTTTTCTGAAAATTTTCCAGTAGAAATTTCATGCAATGGAATTCCACTTATGTTTGATAAAATTCTATTTAGATGATCTTCCTTAGACATTTCAGTATCAAGCATCAATACTGGGATGCCTTTACGAGCATTATAAATAGCAACATTATCGCCAAATACAGACTTACCAACTCCGGGACGAGCAGATACTAAATCCACGCATTTGCGGCGAAGACCTCCGCCGATAACGTAATCAAATCTTGGAAAACCGCTTGACAATCCTATTTGGTCGCATTTATTTTCAATCAAGAATTGAACATATTCATCAATGTTATCGCCAAGTTTTTCTGGGTCTTGACCAGTTTCATCGTCTCGCAGAAAATCCATAAGAGGCATTTCAACGAGGCCAATGATTTGATCAATGGTTTCGTCACCACTTATTGACCCAATATCACTCTCAATTTTTTTAGCTACACGCTGAGCATTTCTAGCAAATTCAAATTTTTTAATCTGTGCGGCAAAATATAGAACGTTTTCCTTTTTAACGGGAAAGTTCATTAGCGAATTGATATATTGTAATTCTTTTTCTGTATTGATAGATTCTAAAAAATTTAATTGCTCAGCGGCAGCTAATATAGCTGGTAAATCTACAGACGCTTCATTTTGTAGAACTTTTTCAATGCATTTATATAATATCTGATTATTTTGATTAGCAAATGTGCTATGAGTAATCAAGTCAGATATTTCAACATATGCTTCTAGCCCATAGCTAAACAGTCCAGCTAGGACGGCTCGCTCAGAGCCAACATCTATTAAATTCATTTTACCTTCCAGTGCATCGATTACATCTGTGAAACTCCCCATAAACCAAGCTGGAGTTTTGCTTAAATTCTTTACCGCAAACATGACACTCCAACGTTATCTTTTCTTGCGGCTGCCTGTTTCTTGGAGTTCTTTTTCCTTCTGGAGTATGAATATCTTTGAACTCACCTTCGTCGACCCATCTGTTTTCTTTAAATTTCACTGGAGTTTTCCTATTACTAGCGTTTTCATTTTTTATAACTCTAAAATCTTCGTTGACAAAAACATGAGACTTTGAGGAAACCGTTTCCTCTTCTTTTTTTTGTCTCCTTGTTTTTTCTTTAGGTTCGATATTTTGATCGCCCTCGGACAAAGACTTTATTAGATTAGCTTTTTGTTCAGGCGTTAAAATGTTGATGAGCGCTTTCATAACTTCATCGTTGTTCATTTCCTTTTACCCTTTTCTATTAAGATATCTGCCTTTCGGCGAATGTTATATTCTCTGCTTTTAACATTTTCCAACCTTGCTTCTGCCGTCATTTTCCATTCGTTTATTTTTCTAGCAAGTTCGTTGTTTCTCAATATTGTAGAAACTTTTACTTCGTGTTTTGCGTACTGATCCCAATCTCCGTTTTTAAGTTCGTCAGCAATTATTAGATTTAAACTATTATCACACCACTTTATAACGTTTTCACATTCCGCTCTCTCTTTGCAGACATGATCTGCAAATTGATAAAGTTGGAATGCATAATTAAAACAGTCATCTTGAGTTAATGTGTTTAATATTTGTAGGGAAAATGTTTCAGCTAATGCGTGTTCTGCGTTGAATGCAGTTGGAGTTATATTTTTTCCAAGAATATATGTTTCAATTCCATCCAAAAACTTTTTTAGTCTATCAGAGGCATTCAATTTGCTTTCTCCATTGCTCAACTGAGTCTGAAAACATAAATTCTACTAAAGTTATATTATTTAGCTTGCACCATTCTGACTTTATGCGATCTCTGTTTTGAGACAATTTAAAGTCAGCTTTTGACTTGTGAAAGAATGGAGTATATTCATAGTGTTGTTTTCCATGAACCTCAACGCCAATCATAACACTTGGTATAAAAAAATCAAGAAATAAAGTAGATTTTTTACTAGGACATCTAGATCCGGGAAGTTTTACTTCTTCTAGTACCGAATAACCTTTAAAAATTTCCCTTAAAAGATGTCTAGCAGATATATGATGCTTTGATCTTTTTCTCTGATCGTCTTCCCTTACTATGTACTTAGTTAAATCAAGATTATATTCTATTTTATTCAGTCCTAATACTTTCATGTTGTATATAATGCTTGTTTCAGATTCTCATACAGAAAATCTCTAATGACTTCGTTTTGATCTAGAAATTTTGAAAGATTTGCCATACCTTGAAATTTGAAAAGTCTCTCAACTGCATCATCATCAGATATGTCAACTTTATTGTCTAAGATAAATTTAGAAATTACTGGGTCTGATTTGTTTGTGATCGCAGATTTTATTAGATACCAAGATCCAGATTTTTGTATTAGGGCAAACTCAACTGCTGACTGCGCTATTTCTACCGTTTCATCTATACCCACTCCATATCTTATCCAACTGACCGCTGTTGTATTTGGAATTCCGCCAGCAGCAGATGTTTTAATTATCCAATTTGCAACCTGTCCAATTTCTTTTCCGTCTTCGTCTGTATCCCATTTTCCACGGTGAGTAATCACCATATTTGTTCCAGCTTGATATTGAACCATATTTCCAGAATCTGCCATCTTTGCCGGACTCCATTTAGACCCTCCGGTGTTGGCGATATTGTGTAGAATAAAAATTATTATAGCTTTATTTCTAGCTACATCTCCGCTAATTCTTTTAAGGAACATCGACATTAATCTGGGTAGAGCATTTCTAACGCCAGTGCGTATTTCGCCTTCAAGTTCTTCCTGTGGAAGCATGTTTGACACAGAGTCAACAATTCCAACAAAATCTGGGGTGCCCTTAATATGTGCTTCCAAGGCGTTTAGATACATTTCCGCAGACACAAGCGGAGTTTTTTCTGATGGTTGTACAATTTTGATATTATCAATATCCAGATCCTTGATACCCTTGAAGTTTTCCTTTGTTAATCGACCTTCTGTATTGAAGTAATAAATCTTTTTGCCAGCCTTTTGCGCTTTTGCGGCAAAATAAAGTGCCGTTGTTGTATTATGAGTAACATTAAAATTGTCAGTTAAATAAAGATGATCTGGATGATCAATAAGAATACATTGAGTTTCTTCTTTTCTAACAAGTTCAACTTTTGTTATAGTTTTAAATAATTCTGGCTTTGTTCGTTTTGAATTAAACCTTTTACGACTAATTTTAAATAACTCATTGATATCGTTTCCAGATATATATAGCCTGAAAGACTTAAATTCTTTTCCGTTGCACTTAGTAGTTCTTTCCTTTATTTTAACCATGTATCCAAGTGATCTTAGTAATTCTGAAACATGAATACTCAAGCCATACGAAACTGTACTGTATTCTGCCGACTTACCTTTATCATTGTAGCCGTCAGTATCCATTAGTCCACGAATTAATTCAAATCTATGATTTATAGATGAATAAAGATAGTGTTGTGGTATAAATTTTGAACTTGATTTTTTACCCATAAGTTCTTAACTTGTTAGTTAAGCTGTTGACATTAGGAGCACATCCTACTATAGAATAGTCATATCTAGACTTGTGATGAATTTCTAAGCCATTGCTATTAGCGTAATTTTTAAAGGCTTGTAAAATTTCATCGTCTGCTGTAGTGATAATAGGGGTTCCTTGTGACAGCCCTCCGTCTCCAATTAAACATCCTAGTATATACGGGTCTATTTCAAGGTTTTTTGCATTAAAATAAACGGGTTTACACATGGGGATTTTCCACTTTGGTCTATCGCTATAAAATATGCCTTCTTCTATTATTTGACTCAAAGGAAGAACTACCCATTCATCATTTCTTCCATGATAATTTTTACAAACTTTCCACAGATGATCTATGCCACATTCGGCAAACGTCCTATCATTAAATGTTACTTTATAAACATCTTTTAATCCCTGCGGATAAATTCCTTTTACTTTTGCGATTCCGTCTGGAGTGCAAACTAAATCTGCAATTTTTAACGAACCCATTTTAACTGGTCCGTCTGGAGTATAAACCGTTGCAGACAAAGGTTGATCCTTACCAGTCTTAGGATCTCCAGTCATAATAACACAACTGCCCTCGCGCAACCCTCCACCCAAAGCGATGTCGAGATTAGGAGATAGGCCGATTACTTTATATGTCTCCAAGTCAGCTAAAACTTTAGACCCTTCTTCGATAATGTCTCCCCATCTTGAACAGATTTGATTGCTAACAATATCGTCTTCAAATTTATTACTCTTCTTTTTTGACATCTAATCCTCGTAGTTTGTTTAATGACTTTTTTTTACCAAATGTTCTTTTTCTCAACTCTGGAGTTTCTTTAGCCTCTATTTCCTGCTTTGGTGGCTCCTCCTTTATTGCTTCTTGAATTTTTGCATACTTCTCTATTATAGATACGCATCTTTTATTGTTTAATGAAAAAATCTTTTCAAACTCTATGGAGGTAACTGCTTTCATTACTACAGATTCTCCATATTGTTTTATTAATTTGTCAGCCGCAATTTTTTGCCTTAGAAAAGTCCAATCCCACGGTTTTGTGTTCCAAAACTTATAGGGCAATGAACCTTTATTTTTTGATTGCGCATTTCTAAGACACATCAATTCAGCAATATACTGAGAGCATGTACAATAGTCGCCGGTTGTTTGATGCTTGTACTTACTCTTTTCGGTTCTTTGTCTTTTCTGGATCATAAAGCAAAGCCTCTTCAAAGCATTCTTCAATATCGTCCGTTAACTCTTTTTCAACTATGAGTTCTGGAAGTATCCACATTTTTTTATGTACTTTTCCAGACTTCAAAATTCCAGTAGTGTAATACTGTTTGCTTTTGCCGCCAAACTTTCCCATAACCGAACGTATAAGATATATAGCTTCCGCATCGGTAAGATCAATATCTACCTTGTGAGATCTATATTGCAGTGACAACTCTTTTAAGAATAACCCAAATTTCTCACACTTACTTTTGACGGAAAGCCATCCGTCAAAAGTGTCATGGTAAAATTCTTCTCCGCTTGTCAATACTCCACGTATCCAAACGGCGGATTTGTTTGTTCTATATTTTTCTAGCCAACAGGTGTTCATTTATCTTTTATCTTTACTACAC